GCCAAAATCTTATTCGAGTTATCTGTCTATTGCATTACCCTCCCCTCCACCTCCAATGTGTTACAGCGGGAAAAGATAGCGCTTATACACATCGTATGATACTAAAACGAACGTTTTAAAATCATAACAGCTTGATTTTCAATGATTTACGCTATTTTATAGATGGGGGGGGGGGTAAAAACGGCCAAAGTATTGTATGGTGCAAACACCTTATTTCTGAAAAAAAAAATTTTTTTTAAAAAAGAAAAATTCGAAAATTTTGAAAAAACGATTTTAAGGCCGTTTTAAGGCGTTGTTTTTATGTCGGTGGGTAATTAGTCCACTTATGGCATAAAAGTGCCTTGTAGGGCTTAAAAAGCGGTTTAAATCAAATTATTTAGTATTTGGTTGCCAAAGGTCTTTGAAAAAGTATGTTTTGTGTGTGTTGGATAATATATAGTTTACCATTATACGAAAATATGGTAAGCGATATTACATATAGTTTACTTTATATATATAGTTACCTATATTATATATAGTAATCTTTATATATAGTATTTACTATTTTTAATAAGTTACCCTTATTATGTTAAAGTAGTGTTAAATATGGATTTGTTTTGCAATTATTCAAAATATAATATTTATATTTGTGCCGTGTTTCGTGTTATTATGGTTATCTATATACATGGAATACCAATTAAAATAGTTACTTATATAAATAAAAGAAAGTTATATTTTATATTTTATGATTACAAAGGAACAAACAAAGGATTTCATTGCCCGTGCATACGATATTGCCGTTAAGCACGGATTTCACGAAAAGATGTTGACCGTCGAGCACATGATGATGCTGGTGTTGTCGGAGATAGGTGAGGCCGTAGAGGCCGACCGTCGTAACATACATGCCAATTTGTACGGTTTTGAACTTTGCAAGGGCTTGACGTACAATGACCGTTTCAAGAACTATGTAAAGGATAGCGTCGAGGATGAAATGGCCGACGTAGCCATTCGCCTTTTCGACCTTTGCGGAACATTGAACATCACACCTACCGACCGATTCGAATCGTGCCGCGAACTCTTTAAGGATTTCCGAAAGAACTATCAATGGCACTCTTTTTGTGAACGTGCATTCGTCCTTTCCGCTATCCTTTGCCATGCCGACGGCGCAAGCGTGACGGATGACGGTAGCGGCAAAAGCCTACCCGATATTATCGGTGCGGCACTGTTATTTCTTTTTGCTATGGCCGATGACATGAATGTGGACTTTATACGCCATATCGAACTAAAAATGGAATATAACAAAACAAGACCAAAGAAACATGGCAAGAAATACTAATTTTAAGACCCGTCTGGCCGCTTTCTATATCCGTGTGGTGTCATTATACCACTTTGCTACGGATTGGGCTTGTAGGGTGTTCAGAAAGCGTCAGAACAAATAAAACTATATAGACATGAAAAAGTATAAGATTGAGTTTGACTACATGGGTATCAAAACGACGGTTGATTTGCGTCGCGTCGTTGCGGTATCGCGCCCTAAAAGCGGAAAATTTCTCGTTTATTTCGAGAATGCCGTTTGGTCTGTGAATGAAAGCGAGTTCGAGAACGTATATAATGCTTGGATGGCAATATTATAATGATGGTACTATGACATGTTCGGATTGTAAGTTTTGGCGGCGCAAGCCCGATGCAAACGGATATTGCACGTGTCTTTGGCCTTCCAAGCCATGTGAACAAACACGGCGTTACAAGGCAAAGCAAAAGCGTAACAAGAAAAAACTTGAAATGTATGGCAAAGGTCCTAAGAAAATGCGGTTTTAGCGGATTTAACGGTCAATCGTGGTACACATATCTACTTTTCTGGTGTCTATTTGCGGGTTTATAAAGAAGAATTTTTATGTTTAATAAATAAAATAATTAAAATTATGAGTGATATTACAGGAAAAGTTATTGCAATTTCAGAGCCACAAAGATTTGTTTCTAAAAAGAACGGAAACGAATATGTGACTACGGTGTTCGTCATCGAGACCCAAAGCCAGTATCCTAAGAAAGTGGCCATGAAAGTAATGGGCGAGGATAAGTTCAAGCAGATGGGCATTGTCATGGGCGGTACTTACAACGTTTCATTTGACGTGGAAAGCCGCGAATGGCAAGGCAAATGGTTCACGGAATGTCAAGCGTGGAGAACGCAACGTGTGGACGGTGCGCAAGAACAAACTCAACAAACACAGACTACTCAACAACCAGCCACTGCTCCTGCACAAAACCCTTTGCCCGAAAATAACGGCGGTGACGGCGACTGGTCTGTACCATTCTAACGTTACTATGGCTAAAGACGTATTACAATCCCTTTGCCGTGAATATCTTTCACGCTTGCGCTACATGGCAGAAAAGCACGGCCTTTTGCCTTGGGTTGATGAAACCATTAAGGCTAACCGTCGGCACGATTGCGAGGCAACGAAAAAGGATGTTGAAATGTTGTCAAGGCTTTGTAATGATGAACGTGTCACGAGAACCGATGTACCTAAGATGTTGGGCAAGTCGTATCGGCAAAGTGTCGATGACGATGACTTTTCCCGAATACGCCACTTGCCCCGTCTTGGTACTTATCTCAAACTTGATGCGTTGCTTTTGAAAGATAAACAGGAAAGAAAAATAAAGTAATTTATATGCAACAAGATTTATTTGGTTTTGATGACGTTCAAATAGAAAAAGATGAACGTTATACAGACAAGGTGGGTGCTCCAATATACACCCCAAGCGAAAAGTGTCCTTTCGTTGGTGAACTTTATGACAAGACAAAGTATAATAATTTGATGAGACAAATTGAAGCATCTGATGTAAGCGAGCAAGAAAAGAACTTTTTGAAACTTGCGGCATCACGTCATATTGTTTTTAGATATTCCAAAATTGCAGATTACTATGCCCATGCAAGCAAGGAAATGCAACGTCTTATGGAAAGAAGTGCTCTTGTGATTATAGATTTCAATAAGGCTATTGAGTATGGTTACGTTAAGTTGTCGAAAAACATTGAACAAATACAACGTACAACAGGCCGTTGGGCGTCTGACGAATACTCAAGTCATTGGCGCAATACAAAGAATAACGAAAACAAGCAGGAGGAGTAATTATGAAAGCAATCATATTAAGTGGAGGGTCTGGCAATGACGCCTTATTGAAGGGTATATATGGCCTTTATCCAACTATCGACTTGAAGGTTGTCGTTAATGCTTATGATGATGGAAAATCAACAGGTCTTTGTCGCACGTTGACCAACACATTAGGAGTAAGCGATATACGCAAAAATCATGCTCGCATCTACAAGATATTTCACAATGCAAGTTTGAATGGCAATATCGTTTCGTTTTTTGATGAACGTTTTGACTTACCAAAAGGCGAGGAATACGAGTTTGTTGTATCTAAATTGCATGAATGGGGATTGTCGTGTTTTGATATATGGGCAAAGACTTTCTTTGAAACACCAAGTGCAAAAGAAAAAGTATTTGAAGATTTTTCCATTGCTAATATTGTGTATTCTTCCATGTATAAAGAGTTGGGGTACGAGGCAACCAATGAAACAATATGCACAAAGTTCGATATTCCGAACAACGTGCTCCTTAATTCGTTTGAAAACGTAAAACTGAGCGCAAAAACCCACAATTCTATTCTCGTTGACGAAGCAAGCATTGTCGGTTTTGATAACGATGAAGATAGGATTGAAAGTTTGTTGTATAACTCGGATGCTCCTATCACAATAAATCCTATTGTAGTTGAAGAATTGCAAGATGCTGACATGATAATAATATCTTGTGGTACGTTTTGGAGTTCAATATATCCAACTTTGGAATACGGTGGTCTCTATCGCGCAATCAACAAATCAAAAGCCTTTAAGATTTGGGTAATGAATAGCACACAAGATAAAGATGCAAGAGGGATATGTAGCAATCATTTTATAAGCATCGTGTCTAATCTTGGTCTTGATATGTCAAAGTTCGTGGTTTTAGAAAACGTGGATGCAGACCCAATTCTATGCCAACAGTCCACAAAATATGACGTGGCATATTATCCAATGGGAAACAACAATGGGAAACACGAACCTCTATTGTTGGCTAAAGCAATATTCAAAGAGTTCTTTCATTTGAGGACAATGCCATATAAGCACGTGTTGATGGATTTTGATAACACTATATATTCAAAAGACAATGTGAGAATATCTTATGAAAATATAAGAGCAATATCACAAAGGCCTAACATACAAATTGTTTCTGGCAATGACTATAAAACAGCAATCAAGCCAATATTGGATAGTTGTTATAATATACATAACAATGTTTGGGCAGATGCGTCTTCTGTGTTATATGTTGATGGGAATAAGAAATTTGTTATTCGCAAACACTTGATAAACAAGAAAGCAATATCATTTGTCGAAAAAAGTCTATATAATAGTTTTGGCATTGATGGCAAACCTAATAACGAAGATTTTATGTCTTGTTACAAAATGAAACCATTTACCGATTTGGAACGTCGTATGTTGCTACAATATCTTAATGGATATATGTTTAAGGCTTATGGAATAAAAGGATTGAAAGCCATTTCTGCTGGCCGTACAACGATTGACATTGTAGCAAGCAATAATAGCAAGGCAAACATTTTTAAGGCTTATCATATAAACCCAAAAGATTGCCTTTATATAGGTGACGAAACAGAAGATTATGGCAATGATTACGAAATTGCCCATGCTTGTGCCAAATACATACGTGTAGCAAACGTTATTGAAACGAATATAATTCTAAAAGTATTGTAACATGACAACAGGCTTGATTTTTAGCGCAGGAAAAGAAACACGATTTGACGATGAAAGACCCAAAGCATTGTCGATGATTGGAGATGTATGTTTGCTTGATTACAACATTGCATGCCTATCAATGTATTGTGATGATGTTTATGTAGTTTGTTCTCAGCAAAACAAGGATTGGTTTGAACACTACGAAACCATTACAATAAAAAGTGGGTATGGTTGTGGCAATGCCGTATTACAAGCATTAAGTCAAATACCATCAAACTATTCAGACCACGTATTTATTGCTTGGGGCGATTGTGTGCTTTGTGATGAAGTTTTGAAAGAAACAAAAAGCAAGTTTGAGCATTGCAGATATCTTGTAATACCATGTGCTTTTGAGCACGACCCATACGTAAGGCTCGTTAAAAACGACAACAGCGTAAAAGTTGAGTTCAAAAAGTATGGAGAGGTTAAAGGAGATGGATTTCACGACTTTGGTGTTTTCTTTGGGTATTTAAGATATATTCGTTATTATTTGAACGAATTTCACACAAAGACATTCGACACAAATACTTACGAATATACTCACAAGCATAACAATGAAATGCAATTCCTTGATGTGGTGAACGAAACTAATATTGAAGTTGCACTTTTACCATTTGAAGATATTGCTATAAAGTCATTTAACACAAAAGAAGAATTAAAAAACATAAGATTATGAATAACGAAATAAGAGATGACTTTGCTTGTCTTATTTTGTCTCATGGTAGGGCTCATGGGGTAAAGACTGTGAAAGAACTTTTGGATTGTGGTTATACTGGAAAGTATTATATCATTATTGACAACGAAGATGACCAACAAGAGGAATACAAGACTGTGTTTGGTGAAGAACATATTGTTGTGTTTGACAAGTTGAAGAAGTCTTTGGAATGCGAAACGTGCGATATACCACGTAAAAGAAATGCAGTTTTATATGCACGTGAATCTTGTTTTGAAATAGCAAAAGAACTTGGCCTTACCTATTTTCTTGAACTTGATGATGACTATGATGCTTTTTCTTCACGAATTGAAAAGAATGGTACTTTGTCGCAAGTGTATGTAAAGAAGATGAACGCAATAATAAATGAAATGTTGGAGTTCTTGGAAACATCAGGTGCGACATGTGTTGCATTTGCTCAAAATGGAGACTTTATTGGAGGTCTTGGAAGTACGATGTATCGCGAGCGTGTGCATAGGAAGATAATGAATGCGTTTTTTTGCAAGACTGACAGACCATTTCACTTTATCGGCCGAATGAACGATGATGTAAATACGTACTTATTAGAAGGGAGTCGTGGAACATTGTTTATGACCGTGGCAGACTGTTCGTTACGTCAAACTGTAACACAAAAGACTAGAGGAGGACTTACTGAAATGTATCAAGAAAATGGTACATACGTAAAATCGTTCTTTAGTGTACTTACAAATCCGTCTTGCGTTAAGGTAGGTGAAATGGGGCAGTTTCATAAGCGTATGCACCACAGCGTTTCTTGGGAAAATGCAGTACCTAAGATTATTCGTGAAGATTGGCGTAAGCCAGATAATGAGCAGTTAAAAGAAAAGAAAGAACCAATACAATCAAGTTTGTTCTAACATATTAAACAACAAAGATTATGCAATTGAAAGTTATTGAACAAAGGGAACAAATCGAAAAGTTGCTCGAAAAGCATGATATTCGTTTTGTTGAGGTTGGTGAAAAAGATATTTGTTTCACAGACCCAGTGCCGTATGATGTCATGGTAGAAATAGTGGATTTCCTTCGTACCGACGCTCCGCGAAAGGAACTGTTCGAGGAATGTTGGGTAGCATACAATCGCAAGGGTAGCAAGAAGAAATCCTTGGAATATTGGAAGAAACTTACAGATGTCGAGAAACAAAATGTGATGCCGCATATCAAGGCGTATGTATCTACCCGTGAATTGCAATATCAAAAGGACTTTGAACGTTATTTGCGCGATAAGATATTTATGACCGTCGTATTCGGAAACAACAAGGTCGTTTATGACCCGTCGAAACTTGGGCGCGGCGAGGTACAAAGTAATGTTTACATGCCTACGTGTGATGGTGCATTGTCTTGGAACGAATACTATAATTGCTTCATGTACGTTGGCTATTGGGATGGCAAGCACATTCCAGACGGCTACGACGATGACACGCGCCCAGACGGTGCAAGTGTAACGCTTAACAATGGTAGGGGTGTTATATCGTGGGATGCAGAAACAAAAGAATGGAGGAAAACAAATGAATGAAATTTGGAAAGACGCAAAAGGTTGGGAGGGTTGCTATCAAGTAAGCAACCTTGGTAATGTTCGTTCTATTGATAGATATGTTCGCACAAATAGAGGTGCGTTGCGAATTGTAAGAGGGAATATTAAAAGGTTACATCAAAATAAAGACGGATATTTAACAACGCATTTTCGTAACAAAAAGGAAGGCAAAGGTGCGACAGTATTAGTACATCGAATCGTAGCCGAAACTTTTATAGAAAGGGTAAATGGCAAAAATGCAATTGACCACATTAACGGTGTGCGTGCGGACAATCGTGTTGAAAATCTAAGATGGTGTACTAACAAGGAAAATTCAAACTTTCCACTTGCACGAAAAAATATAAGTAAAGGAATACAAATGTCTTTAAGATCCAACCATGTTTTAATGCAATTGAAAATAGATAACATTAAAAAAATAAATGCAACACCAATAAACGTTTATAAAAACGGAATATTTTTTAAGAAATTTTCAAGCCAACGGGATGCTGAACGATACATTGGTTACACTCAAGGCGTAGTCAATAAATACTTAAAAGGAAAAATGACGAATAAAGATGGATTTACGTTTGAATATATAAGATAATTTATTTATGGATGCAAACGAAATAAGAAAATGGCATAACACTTTCAAACGTAAGGATGAATTGTTTGAAATACGCATATTGGGTGATAGAACTTGGAGCGGTTATTTCTATGACGTAGAAACCGCAATAAAGGCACTTGAACCGTTTGATAATGCGAATATTTACTATTCTATCAACGAAGTAAAGAATGCTTGTGCAAGTAGAGACCAATTTAATTGCTTTAGGCAAGTTAAGGGAACAGCAACGAGCAAGCAAGATATAGAACATCGTTGGTGGTTGCCTATTGACATTGATTGCGAACGTCCAAGCGGAGTTTCATCTACGAACGAAGAAAAGGCAAAGGCGCATAAGAAAGCGCAAGATGTTTTTGTTTTCTTGCGTGATAACAAGTTTGCCACACCAATTGTTTGTGATTCGTCAAGTGGGTATCATATCTTATATCCTATTGATATGGATAATACGCAAGAAATCGAAGATTGCATAAAGACTTTTCTTGAAATTCTTGCTAACAATTTTACCGACGAAAGCGTAAAAATAGATACCGTATTGCACGACGCAAACCGAATATTGCGATTGTCTGGAACATACGGGCGCAAAGGCCGTTCTACAGATGAACGACCTCACCGTTTGGCTAAGATACTTTCCGTACCAAGCGAAATAAAGCGTATGGGCATTGAACAAATCAAGGCTTTTAACGCAAAATACGCCATTAAGGTAGAACAACCACAAAGACGGCAATTTCAAGGTTCACAAAACGAACAATTCAATCTAAGGGATTTTATTGCAAAGTACGGTATTAAAATCGCAAAGGAAATACCTATTAGTAGTGGTGGTACAAAGTTTGTACTTGAAGAATGCCCGTTTGACCCACAACACAAAGCCCCCGATTCCGCTTTGTTTGAAATGCCTAACGGAAGTATTGCTTTCAAGTGTTTTCACAATTCATGTAGTCAGCATGATTGGCGTGCGTTTAGATTGCATTTCGACCCACACGCATACGACCACGAAAACGAACCAAGACAGCAATATCATCAACAACAAGCGTTTCAACAAAAGACATACCCACCAAACAAAAAGTACGAGATTAAAGAAGAAATTCCCGAACTTGGAGAAAAATGGTTATCCATGTCATCTATAAAAAAAGTGGATTTGTCAAAGTTGGAACATTATGCTACTGGCTTTACCGAACTTGACAAAAACATAATCGGTCTTTATATGTCCGAAGTAACCATATTATCGGGTAGTAACGCAAGTGGTAAATCATCGTGGTTGAATACATTATTGCTAAATATAATACAACAAGGAGCAAAGGTTGCGCTATGGTCAGGAGAATTACGGCCAGACATTCTTAAAACGTGGGTGCAAATGGTTGCGGCAGGAAAGAATAATCTACGACAATCAACGTATGGTGACGGAAAATATTATGTGCCGAACAATATAGCCGAACGTATAGACCAATGGTTAGACGGAAAGTTTTTCTTGTACAACAACGATTACGGGGCAAAATGGCAACAAATCTTTCACGATATGGAATTGTTGTTAAAGGCTGGTGTAAAAGTATTTGCTTTGGATAATTTGTTTAGCCTTGATATTGACATTCTTGATGGTGACAAGAACAGCAAACAACGTGAATTGATTTTGCAAATAAAGGACTTTGCTAAAAAGAACCAAGTCCACATTATATTGGTTGCACACCCTAGGAAAGTGACCACGTTCCTTAGAAAAAACGATATAAGCGGAACATCTGATTTGCAAAATGCGGTTGACAAAATATTTATAATCCATCGTGTGAATAATGACTTTTTCCGTGCTGGTGCGGAGTTTTTCGGGCAAAGCGAAATCCAGCGTTTTCAAGGTTTCGGAAATGTCATTGAAGTGTGCAAAGAAAGACTTTATGGTGTTGTTGATTTGATGGTAGGTATGCAATATGAAATCGAAAGCCGCCGTTTTAAGAACGATGTAAACGAAAACGTGCAATATGGATGGGAAATAGAACCTACGCAAAGCACCATGACGTTTGATGAACCGCCAAAGCCGCCATATAATGCCGAATGGAACTACCGTAACAACGATCCAAACGAAGATATGCCGTTTGGTGCGCCGTCAGACGATACAGCCCCGTTTTGATATATTAACATAATAAAACTTAAAAGATAGTGTGAAATTTGGAATATTCAAAAATTAGCACTATCTTTGCACCGAATTTCAAATAATAATTAGTTTATTCACTTATTAAAAATATTAAAAACAAAACATTTATGAAAGCAACAAAGAATTTTAAGGCACTTGAAAACGTGTTTAACGACTGTTCAAACATGGGTGATACGCTTTTCGCCATTTATGGTGTCAATGGCGCATCGGAAAGCAAGAAAGGTGGCCAACTGATTTTTACGGGCGACCCCGAGGTGATTGCCGGCGGAATGGTGCAAATCATTCGCAAGTCTTTGGCCGAGGATGCCGATAATGGTAGCATGACAATTGCAAACGCATTGTTGAACACTATCGTCACCGTGCTCGCACCGAAAGACGCTATCTCGTTGCAGTTCGCAGAACTTTTGAAAGAGGCCTTGAAAGATGCCATTGATACTGCGGCCAAGGAAATCAAGAAACGTGCCGACGAGTCAATTCCTGCACCTCCAGACGATTTCGACCCCAAGTCAAAGGATTGCCAAGAGTGTGAGGACTTTGCCGATTGTCTTATGCAAGCACTTATTTACCAAGCCGTAAAGCGCGGTATCGATATGATTACCATTCCAACCAACGGCAAGGGCAAGGCGCGTAAGACCAATAAGGCCAGAAAGAAGGACGAAAAGTAAGTCTTTGACATGGATATGCCGGAACTATACATTAAAAAAAGAAAATGGCCGTTACGAAAGGTGGCGCGAACCAGAGCCTCATTTCGATAACGCTTTATACCGTAAATATGTCTATGGGAAAAAGGTGTATTACAATCCCGTTTCCATGTTAATTGAAAAAGAATTGGATGAAGGCGTTTGGGTAATCACTAAGCATCTATATGGCAAGAACTATTCTACTGGACATTATCTCCGTGACTGTTTCATGTGCCAAAAGGCCAGCGACATCCAAGAAACACCATTATCAAAACTTGGAGGCATGGATAAACTTGCCGATTGGCTTTCAAACAATTGGGATAAATTGCCAAAGAAAACGTCGCAATACGACTTTTGCCGTGCTATTGTAGGGATATTGATGGAATACGAAAAAGAAAAAAATGGAAAGTAGTAATGTTGATAAGTTTAGCGAAATCCTTTTGGAAATGCGCGAAACGTATGAAAAGAAAAATAGCGACTATGGAAATAGTTTTGCTGAAACAATACAGGAGTTTGGGTTTATACCAGCAGTTGCACGCATAAACGACAAGGTTAAGCGTATGAAGAATATAGTCAAAGGGCAAAAGATGAATATCAAAAACGAAAGCCTACGTGATGCAATTCTTGATACAAGTGTTTATTGCATTCTAACTATCATGGAATTGGATAATCAAAAATAAAGCGTTCTAAGCGCATGAAATTGCAAAAAGGTATAACTTATCGTCTTTTGCGTTTTGTGCGTTTAGAACGAATAAAAACCGGCTTAAATCAAAAGGTATGGATTGTAATGCAAAATACATGAATGAACTATTTAAGGAAATGGCCGATTGGGATGCAAATAAACTAAAGTGTTGTAGGACTTGCGTACATAGAAAACGTTATGCGTTGAACGAATATTCGACAAAGGTTGTGCAATGTTGTGAATTGCAACCGTCTAAACGTTCCAATAGCGGATTGAAAACAATAAGAGTTACCGATGTCGCTTGTAGGTTTTACAAAAGTGAATAACCATGAATAGATTTATATTACAAGGCTTTATAAACACCATCAAGTATTTACCAGATGCTTGTGTTGTGCATATAGATGATTTCAAAAAAGGTTATAAAAAACCAAACGGAGAAATCGTTGATGATAAGTATTTCTCTTGGAAAATAATATTCAAAGGGTACTTTAAAAAATATATCAACGAGCATTTTTCAAACGGAATGTTGGTTGAAATAGACGCAGAAATGTACCCTTATGCAATACAAAACGGAAAACTTATAGAGGGATATTCTTGTTTGGGCAAGAGTATTGATATAAGCTCTTATCCACGTGCAAGCGTGAAACAAGAAAACAAGATGATTAAGGAAAGCCAAATGCACGATACATCGACACCCAATCTTGATGAATACAACAAACCAGATTTTTAGTGTTATATAACCCAAATATTTAACTTAAAAAAATTACGTAATCATGAGTTCAAAAATAGACACGGAGCAAACCATTCAAACCATCAAAGGCGACAACCAAGAGTTGATGAAGGAAAAAGCCTCGTTGAAACGTCAAATCGGTGGCTTTAAGACATCGAATGACCGTTACAAGAAACATGCCAAGAACGATGCCCTTTATGTCAAGTCTTTGCAGAATGACCTTGAAAAGTGCAAGAAAGAAGCACAGGATGATGTCAGCCGCATCATGGCTCATGCAAAGGAGGCCGACGAAATGAACGAAAAGAAAGCCGAACAAATCGCAAGCCTTAACGCTACCGTTAAGGAAAAAGACCACGTGATTGCTGGCCTTAAATCGAAAATCGCCGAACTTAACAAGCGCATCGCCAACAACGAAAAGAACATTCAAGACCTTACGGGCGAGCGTGACGTTGCCATCGCAAACTATGAATATGTTTGTGGGTTGCCTTGGTATCAAAGAATGTTCTTCAAAGTCAAGTAAAATCTTTGTTGTTAAAATTGCCATAAATGTTAAGTGGTCACTATCCTCGCGGACGGTGGCCACATTTCTTTTCGCTTTTGTTTGTTTGGAATCTGAATTTTACGCAAAAAGAAATTTAGAAAAATTTTAAACCGATAAATCTTATGTTGTTGGTGCGTCAAGACAATGCAAGGTAATAGTACCCATCATGTATGAATCGATACCCCTACCAAGTTTTTGCGTCGTGGGCTTGTATTCTTTCAAGCAAACACAATGCACATACTTGTTACCCATGTAAGCGGATTTTATCCACACGTCCGAATTGGTCATGTAGTTTACAAAGCCGTCATGTTGCGTCAATACGTTAATCGTAGATGAAGCGTATTTTTGCTTTACGATAAACGTTATTTCAATATCAGTGTTCTCGCGGATAACGACGGGGTTATTGCTACCGTCTAAAGTCGTAATCAAAAAGTCCTCCGCTTGGTTGTTCACCCATTGCGCCGTATAGACGTTCACTGGTTTTCCCTTTGCATTGAACCCATCGACTTTCAACACGGCCACGCCGTCAAACAACGTGGTAATATCCGCGAAAGTACCGTTTTCCGTATTTTTAGCGTAATAACGCCCACTTGATTTATTTGCCATAGCCTATTATAGTTTTAATTGTTTATCGAACACTTTAACATCGGCAAGGCAATACTTTCCAAGTTCAACTTGCGCCTTATCCGAATATTTGTATATCACCACCTTGCTATCCTCGTCGGCATCGTCAATCGCTACCTTGCTATCATCGAACAAATAGATGTGCGGACAATTATATCCGTCACACGTGATATGAATTGTAGAACTATTGCTAACGTAAAGTATAGGACACTTTGTTTTTGGTATTGTTACATCTACACTATCACACCAAAGGAATTGCGCAACGTCTGACACTATTTTAAAGCCCGTAGGAGCATCAATATACATTGTAAAGGAAAAACCATTAACGGTGTCGCAATCGTTGAAAATACGGCCGTTTATGTAGTCCGAAAATTCGCGTTTGCAATAATCCTTTGTTAACCCTTTGCCACGATAACAAAAATCAGCAAAGTACGGTGCAGATTGTTGCATTAGCACCAATCGCATTAACTTTTCTTTGTCATCATGGCAAGCCGCCCACTTGTTACTCCATTCTTTGCAAAGATTGGCAAGTAAAGCATTCTTTCTAAAATATAACATTTCATCCATAATGTCAATCGTTAATTTCGACTTTATAATTTAAAAGTGCCTTATAAACCCTTTCTGTAATAAGGCCTCTTTTGTAATATTCATCACCCAAAATTTTTACAATAACTTCTTTTTCTTTTTTGTATGCGTTAAACGCCTGTTCTTTTGTGTCGTATTTACCGAGGTATTGAATAACACCACGAAAATTCACTTGTGCAACAAAAGAGCCTTTGTACCCATTAGTAACTCCAATAGGTAGGTTTCCTCGTTTTGAATTGTCTTTTATAAACAAAGAATTTATTTCTTGTGGAACAAAACAACACGTATTTGGTGAGTAAATTTTGTTTCCTTTTACCAATATATCTTTGTCTAAATGATAGCGTTCGCAATATCCGTTATTGGGGTCGCTAAACCATTTTTCAAAGTTGCTAAACGTAAGCCATTCGTCACACACACAACATCCTCTGTATGTGGGCTTTTTGGCTAAATATCTTTCGCTGTAACAGCGTTCAAGCATACGAAACCATTTGTAATGTGCCGTTTGGTTTGAACTGGCTGTAGAATCATCTATACCAATTCCAAAGATTTTTTTCTTTGCTTTCATATCATCTACTCTTTTATAAAAATCTACCATTGAAAGTATGGAAGGGGCGGTAGATTTACCCCTTATCGGTTGGTGCCCAAACCAACCTATCCATAATGCAAAGATACATATTATTCTAAACATACCCAAATCCTTTTAAGTAATTCAACTAATAAGTTCCACCCTAATACCTTGTCCGCTTGGTGTAGTCCATCCTTCCATCATTGATTGCATTGATTGCATAACGATGTAGTTATTTTGTAACTGCAATAGCATTTGCGAGAACACCCCAAGTTGAACATCCATATCGAACGACATTATTGTGTCACGAATTTGTACCAACAGGTTGTTTCTAAGATATGCTTGTTGTGACATACCATTGAGGTACGCTTCGACCGCAGATGCCGTTTCCTCGCTTACACCAGCAATGCCTTGCCGTAATGCCGACAAGTTCTTTTCTTGTTCAGAATTAACACCAAATGCTATTCCCAATGCTCCGTACAAATTGGCAAGGTCGTCGTTAATTTGCTCGGCAATAGACTTGTCGCCTATCAAGTTTTTCAATCGTTTTAATTCGTTCATTGTGATTTCTGGACCTCCTTCGGACGTTTCGTCCGTCAGTTTGTCAACCTCGTCAAAAATCTTTTGTAAGCGTTTGGAAACAAGATAAGATGCAACACTTTTTGCTATCATGTTGTCAATCATATCATCAAACTTTTCATTTAACGCATCCATCGTGTCACCACCTTGTCTCCATGCGTCAACCCATGTAGAAACAAAAGATTCCGCTGCGCTCTTTATGTCACCGCCAAGCAACGTGGAAACGATGTCTTTTTTTAACTCGGCAATTTCAAGTTCCAAGTCTTGTATTGATTCTTGGTATTGCTTGATGGCATCATCGTTCCTATCCTTTGAACGCTTTGATTTCTCGAGCTGCATTTGTCGTTTTAAATCCTCTAATTGTGCTTGCTTGTTTGCCACTTGTTCACGCCTTGCACGTAGTTCTTGTGCGCCCATAGCGTTATTAACCACAGCATCCAATTCCTTGTAAGCCATGTTTAATTGCCTAACGGTTTCAACGGATTTTGCTATTTCTTTGTTGATACGCTTTGTTCGTGCGCTACCGTCACCAAATAGACTTGCAATGCCGTCACCAATGCCAGTAAACACATCAACAACGCCACCGACAACACCAAACACATTGCTACTTTGTGCGGATGATGTGACTTTGCTTATGCCGTCACTTGCTTTTGCAAGACCATCAATCATACCGTCAATCTTGTGACCTAACAATGTTTCGCCCTTACTTGCATCAACGCCGAACAATTCATTCATTTGGTCACGTAATTCTGCAAGCCCTTTCAGATTTTCTGCAACCATAGTGGCGGTTTGCGACAACTCTTCAAGTGCAAGTTTCTTTATAAGATTATACTTGTCCGCTTTCTTTTGGGCAGCGTCAAGTTGTTCCTTTAAAATTTGCAATATTTTACTCTCTCCATTTATTTCAATTTTAAGAAAATCAAGATAATTTTGAGAAGTGTTGTTGTTCGCTTTTGTTTGTTCGTATTTTTCTTTAAGTGCGGCAACGTTTTTCTCTTGCGCATCATATTCTTTTTGTGCATTCCTGAAAGCTTCATTAGCCGCTTTTCTGTCACCAGAAGTCTTGAGATAGTTCTTTAAGTCTTTTGTAAGCGTCTTAAATGGGCTGCGCTTTACAAGTTTTTGTTCCAACTTTTCATATTGGTTCATTACTTGCTTTAATTGCTCTGGCGTAAGGTCGTTCATCGAATCAATCAAGTCACGCAACCTATCACGCATGTCACGAATCGTCTTTGTGGAAACGTAGTCCAAGTTCTCAAATATCATCGTGTAATAGCGTAAGTTCTTGAAATCATCAAACTTGACATTTGACTTTTCCTTTCTTGCACCTTCTTCGATTGCGTTCAACTTTGCAATATATTCTGGCCGTTGGCGCATCTCGTTAGTATAGTATGCGTCGTTAAGTTTCTTTATCTTTTCAAGTTTGTCAGCCTCAATTTCTGCAATCTTGTCGCTATAGTCACCGTATTTCTTAACGTAGTCGTCAAGAACCTTTTCGGTCTCGGTAATGTTCTTTTTGAACATGTCACGATACGATTTTTGTGCAGACACAAGCTCCTTGATTACAGCACCATCTTTGTCAATGCCAGTTGACTTTGCAAAACTATCAATATTACCCTCCATCAAGTCAAATGGTGTTGTAATATTCATTTCGGAAAGCGTTCTGTTGATAATAGTTTGTGCTCTATCAAGCGCATCGCCAAATGTTTTTGGCAACGCACTTGTGTTGACTCCAAACATATCTGCAAACGTGTCGCCCAATTCGGGATTTGCGTCCAATTCGATAGCCAACTCGTACTCGTCCTTTATCTTTCCAAGTTCACTATTCAAACCGTCAGTGACTTTTTTCATGTCGTAGGTCTTTGCAGACACTTTCAATTCCTCGATAACACCATCCACAGCCTTCATACGTTCCAAATTGCTCAAACCTTTGCTTTCAAGGATATTGCGCAATTCGGTGAAAACTGCAAGTATTTCGTGTGGGTTCTTGCCTAAGATATTTGAAAGTTCAATACGTGGCAAACCAAACTTTTGCAAGTCTTTGTTTAGTAAACGTAAAGTGCTACCGTATGCGTCTTGCATTGCGGCAATAGCATCGGCACTATTAACGCCAGACTTTGTAAGTTTGTCGTATTCCGATTGCAGTTTTTTTACAAAGCTTATTTCTTCTTTAAGAGCATCAAGAATATTGTCATTTTTTCTTCCTTTACTACCGCCGCTACGATTACGATTATTTTTTTTATTTCTATCTTCAAGTGCCTTTCTTTCCTCTTCGTATTGTTTTTGACGTGCAGCGGAAGCATACATCAAGCCACGTTCGTATGTTTGTTCTTGATTATAACCCTTTGCACGACCTCCGCTTTGTGCAATAGCAGTAAACCTTGCTGCAAGTTCTTGCAGTTTTGGCAAACTCATTTTTTGCATCCATTGCGGAGGCTTTTGCGCAGTTAATTTTAGGTCAAAGTTGATAACATGGTTTTCTTGTGCAAGTTTTACTATTTCGTAGACACGGTTATACAAAGAAATGGCATCGTTGGCGTTGTTGCGTAAGGCACGGGCGTTGGCATCTACCTTTTCGGTAAATGACATTGTGGCCTTCGTTGCTTTTTTTGCAATTTGGTAATTTTGTTCTATTTTCTCTATGTATGCGTCTTGTGCGTTTTTAGCACTATTTATTTTGTCGATATATTTGTTAATAATATTCGTATCGCTAAACAAAGCAGAAGAAAGCCATTGTTTTGATACCGTAGATTCGCTTATGCCTATTGCCTTCATTCTATCTTGAATAAGAGAAAAGATTTTATCCAGGCCTTTTTCGTATTCTTTACCAGTCTTTCCTGCAATGAGCGTAATGTTTGACTCTACAATACTACCAACAATATCTGCAATAGCATCCGCGTTTTCTTGTAGTTCCTTACTATTTGACTTCCAGGTAAAAAGTCCCAAGTTAGTACCAGTCATTGCGGATTTTAGGCGTTCTTGCAATTCTTTTCTTGCGTCTTCGGATTGCGTATCGTATGTTTCTTGTGCCTTTGCAATTTGGTTCGCACGTTGTCTTTCCGCGCTTTCCGTTTTAACAAGTTCTATTGTTTGTTCAATAGCACTATTAACGTCGCTTCGTTTTGCATTCTCTTTATCAAGTTGAACACCATATTCGTCCGTAATGCTTGACAATTCCGAAAGTGTTTTCTTGTAAGTAGAGCTTGTTTCGCTTGTACCTTCAAGTATCTTTTTGAAAGTGTCAATCTTTTTTAATGTTTTCGTGCCGTTTTCTCCAAACAATTCAACTTCATGCGAAGCATCGTTAACTGTATTTTTAAACAAAACAAAGTACCCTATAACCGATGCAAGTAAAGATGCTGTTAATCCTAACGGGTTTGCTTTTATAGTAAGATTAAACAACGCCATAGCATCTTTTGCCGAACGTATGCTGCCAGCAAGAGAAAGCCAAGGTGCTACGCTTGTGGCTATAAAAGAAATGGCCTTATATGTACCAAGTGCAAAGATAACGGTTTCTATTGTTCTTGCTATTTCACGCCAATTCTCAAATATCTTTTTTAAAGTTTGAACCGAACCGACCAACAGACCTTGATTGCTTGCGCCAATTTCATTATACATATTGTTCATTGCAAGCGTAAGGTTGTTCATTTGCACTTTTAATGTTTCTGCTTGCTTCGCTTGATAATCAAAGAACTTACCACCATCGTCAGTCATCTTATACAAAACTGAAAGCACATCAGAATACGACACAAGTTTCTTTGACATCATATCATAAACTTGTGCCGTCGTTACCATTTCGTCTCCAAAACGTTTTTGTTCCGTGTACATTTGTGCAAGCATTGGCACGATAGCCAAACCAGCGTTTGCAAAGTCACGCGCATCACGCGCATTTAATACACCTTGTGCCTTAATCTGTCCCAAGTTGTATGTAAGACGTTCCATCGGTACGCCCAAGGCCGCAGAAATGTCCGCAAGGCGGCGCGTGGTGTCTACAACTTCATCTGCCGCAAAGTTGTATGCAGTAAGTTGCTTTGCCGTAGTACCAAGTTCCACGAGAGTAAATGGTGATTTAATAGCCATTTCGTTTAGTTCTTGGAATATCTGTGAACCTTTTTCAAAAGAATTAACAAGTACTCCTAAAGAACGTTCAAGCATTTCGTATTCACCACGAACCTCAAACACTTGTTTAGTAAATTTAGACAAAGCGCCCAACGTAAGCGCGTAAACTATTCGATTTCGTATGTAGCCAAAAGATCGTGCAAGGTAATTGTTTGAACGAATTACTTGAGCATTCTTACCAAGCAGCGATGTTTGTAACTTGGAAAGACGTTGGTATTCATCGCCTAATTGCTTGACTTGTGCAGTATTTTGTGGGTCAACGGTCACTTTCTTTAAAGCGGCCATTTTCTTTGCAATAGCATCAACACTCGACTCGTCCATACCCAACACATCTTGAATAGACGTAGGCTTCTTTTGGCGCAATTTGTCTATTTTTTCTTGTGTGGTTTGGATTTGTGCGTTAAGGCGATTCCATTGCGTTTGGTCGAGAATACCCTTGCCTTGGAACTTTGCCGAAAGACTTTGTAATTGTTGCAATTTCTTTTCAGCATCGGCCAATCCACGTGCTGGCATGGTGAAAGCCTCTTGCAATTCCTTTTTAGCTGCTTGTGCGGCCTTTACTTGGTCGCTTGTGGTTTCACCCTTTAACTTGGCCTTTTGTTCCTCGATAAGTTTGTTTTGGTCACGCAATGCATCACTACCAAGTGTCATTTCCTTACGGCGTTTTTCCTCTAAGGCAATGATTTCTTGCAAGTGGCCTACGGTATTGTCGGCATATTGTGAATTACCGCCACCCGTACCGCTATTATTTCCGCTACTTGTGGCGTTTTGTTGAGCCTTTAGCATAGCATCGAAAGATGCAGACATTTGTTTCCATGCGTCTTGCATCAAATCAACGCTAACCTTTTGAGTTATGGCAAAATCTTTCATGGCCGATTTCATCTTTTCCATAGCCACGTCGAATTTGCCAGCCATTATGGTTGTCTTATCGCCTACGTAATCTACTAACTTGTCTATTGAATCGCGTAATTCCTTATCGGAAAGCGAGCCAACAATGATTACATCGTCATTACTTGTATTTGGCATATCTCAGGTATATATATATTGTCCGTAATAAACTACTTATTTTCTTTCTTTTCCGTTCCCTTACGACGCACGGGGATTTCAATTTCCTCGCCTTCTTTAAGGTCATCGTGAACGCCCAAGCCAGACATAAAGTTTTCCAACTTTTGTTGTGCATCGTAAGCGGCTTTGAAGTCGTTCCACGCTTTTTTGTCCGCACCTTTAAGGTACTTTGTATGGGTGTTATCCACCGCCATGAATTGTATTTGCGCAATGCTAAGACGATATAGGTAATCATCAAGGCGATATTGCGTGAACACTTTTAGGAAGTCTGCTGCGTCCGCAATGATTGTGCTTCCATAAATAGTGATGCTGTCTCCTCCGATTTCCGCTTCCTTGTCAGAAGTGAATCCGAAAGCGTACTCACCGATTTTTTGATTAAAAAAAAACCAGACAAGTCTATTGACTTGATAGCACCTAACACGATAGCCGCCCATTGGTTCGTGTCAAATGTACTAAGCATGACCTTTGCTTTCATCACTTGTATCAACTTGTCATTGCGTGACATCGTTTCGTCAACGTCATCATAAGTCTTAATCTTATCGGGCGTAAACAGATGGTTGCAAAGCACAATGGCCATGATTTCCGACATAGCATCCAAATCGGTGCATAAGGCCGTTATAACCTTTTGGTCGGTATCAAGCGTTTCATCTGCATTGCGCATATCCATGACAAGCCTACAAATGCGATATAACGAATAATAACGCATATCCTTAACACGGTATTCCTTATCACCAAGTTTAACCAAGGATGGCGCATCATTGATTATATCCAATATGTCACGTTGTACGTCTATTGGAAATTCGGGTAAAACTCTTTCTTTGACTTCTTCTTGTTTCATCTTTCCCTATTTGGATTTCGTAAAATTCAAAAGGGATGCGCCACTGGGTGACACCCCAATAAACGCACCCCTTACGTTTCCGTGTTTAGCCTTAAACTAATCGAGCACAATTTAAGCCGAAGTACGTCCTACGAGCTTATACATGTGGTCAACTGCCTCCGCACCAGTTCCAGTGGTGTGAACCAAAGCGGTAATGGTAACGGAATAGTTCAATGCGCCGTCGGCATCCTTCTTGATAGTACCAATGGTAAGACCGCGATAGATGTAGAGGGCTGCATGGCCACGGCCGAAATCAAGTTGCCAAGAGTGCTCGCTTGTGTAAGCGTTGGCCGCGCCCTCGTACTCCTCGGGTTTGGTGTCCAAAGCTGCGGTGTAAGTACCACCGAACAGGGCAGGCAACTCGGAAAGTTCGTAGTTAGCCAGCTCGAACGTCATAGTAACTGGGTTGCCATCATAGAAGATGTCAAACGGGCTGTCGTAGAACTCTGCCTCGATTTCCGTGCTATCAGGAGCGTCCTGTCCGATAGAAAGACCTTTCAGAACACCCATCAACTTAGTGCTGGCGGTGCTGCCAACAGCACCGTATGAAAGGCTAACGGCTTTTACAGTTGTTTTTCCCATAATTTTTTTCCTTTCTATATTTTAATTTTACAAATAATATTTATTCTTTGATACCGTCTAAAACGACAACGAATGATTTTACGTACACATGATATTGGTTTCCCTTTTGCGTCGTTTCGTCAACGTCCATTGAAAGGACACTATCACCAAGTATATAGTATTCTTGGTTATCACCGCTTGCAATGGCATCTTTGACAACTTGATTGATAGATGTTTCAAATGCCTTATATAACGTCTTATCTAAGCGTCCTCGTGTTTTCTTTGGAACGTAGGCCGTAATCGTACAACGCACCCAACCGTAGGCATCACAATCAAATTCAGAATCGTCATTCATGTTACCCACTTTCAACACTACAAAACCATCTTTAGAATCGCTTTCCGTCGTTTCTGTCGGTTCGCCCATACGGTAAACGTTCTTCGTAACAACGTCATAAACGAGGTTATAAAGATAGTCGTAAACGTCTATTCGTGAATCGTTGAACATAATCCTTTGTTTTCTTGTTTTAATACTTTGGTTGGTTTACCTCAAATCGTACACGGCAAAGTGGAGATAATGCTTGCTTGATATGGTCGTACCGTTGCGACATAACATCGAATTGGTAGCGTTTGCCATGAAACATAAATCCACCTTCAAGATAAGCACCGTAGGGGGCGCAGGCTGCAAAGACGATTTCCCATCCTTGTGTTTCGTCGGGTTTATAGATTTGAACGAATTTACGCGCTAATGCACGTCCGTTTACATCTACGCTAATCGACGGGCTGTATTCGTGCAAAATGGACTTACCCTTTGCCATCTTATTGCCGTAGTAGCCATGTTTAGCCTTCTTTCCATTGTAATAGACAGCCCACACATAGGAATCTTGCAAGTTGATGGTTTGGTTTGTGAAAGCACGGGTTTCAACTAAACGGATAATCTCGCTTTCTGCAAAAGCTATAAGCCGTTCTGTTTGCTTATCGGCTATGTTGTTATACATTTGCCTTGCCAATGTCTTTTTGTTGAATTTAACCCTTGTTTTCGTAGCCATAGTTACCAAGCCTTGCGTGTAGAATATACACTTACGCCGCCTAATTGTGACGGTTCGGCGTTATCTACAACAAATTCCAATGTTTCACCAAATCGGACTAACGAAATCTCATCACCTTTGCGAGGAACGATGTAGTTGCCTTTATCATCTTTCGTCAACGGCATGGAAATAACATAGGACGCGGTTTGTAAGGTGTTACCCTCGTTATCCGTAGTCATGTATTCATCCATAACGCCCTCGTAGATGACTACACCAACATCATCTTCGTCACCTTGACCCTCTACATTGCGTCTTACAACGCCCATATAAGGATATTCGGATATTTCGTCGCGTAATGCCATAGTGATTATAATTTGTCAACGTCCTCAATGGGTATAAACTTAATCTTGCGTCGTGCGCTTTCTAAGATACCTGCACGTTCATCACCGTACATCGTATAGATACGGATTGCGTATTTAATCTTTTCGTCTTGGTAGAAATCCTGCTCTTGGCCAATGGACTTTTGATAGCCGTTGTGAGATTGCGACGACGATGCGGTATTTGAAGGTGAAAGGAGAACGGCGGTGAAAATAATATCAGCCTCCATCAAATCCCTAAGACGCTTGGTAACGTTAGCACCATACACGTCATCGTAGGGCTGAACGCCACGGTCAAGGGCAATAACCTCAAAGTTACCTTCATCGAAACTGTAACGTGTTTTCCTTTTCAACCATTCAAGTACCGTCATCGTCGTATCAATCTTTTATAATGAGCAAAATCTTTTCCCAATTCTAAAGGTTTAGTTATCCGCAGTTGTGGTGTCAACGACTACGTGATACGGGCTTTCGTCAAGCACGGTAGCGTAACGTCCGATGACATCGGTGTGGTAGGACTTCAACATACCATTAGGCGTAACCTTATTGATAATGTTCAAGAAACCTTGCACCTTTGCCAAAGAGAAGTCGATACCCTTGTTGACCTCACCGCTCTTCATCAGTTCAACGTCGGCGACCTTTGCGTGTACCAAGACACCTGCATAGCCAAGAGGACGGAGAACAACCACACCTGGAGCCCAACCCTTAACGGTAGTGTAGGTAGTGATACCTTGCACCACTTGTTGCTCGCGCACGATACGGATAGGCGAAATCTTGCTGATGGGTGAACGGGAATAAAGCACCAGTTGCTCGTAGGTGATGGTGTCAATGTTGGTAGTCGATTTGCCGTTGGTGACAACGATAACCTTATCGGGCGCGTAGAGGGCAATGTAGCGGTTTACTTCCTTGATGAAAGCGGCGTTCTTCAAGAGAACGTTCACTACGATGTTCCAAGGAATATCCCACTCGAACGGTGTGCCGTCGGGAATGTAGTTAGCCTCCTTGAAATCAGCCTCAATCTTACGCATTTGTTCGGGAATGTCGCAATCATCCGCAGTCCATACCTTAGTACCAGCCTTCTTGTAGTTGGCAAGGGGAATGTATGCGCTTTGGTTAGCGACAACACCGCTAAAGCCTTGTGTGGTAGTAGTGCCACCAGCAACGTTTGTGACGTTGATAGTGTTACCGTATTGACCACCGCGTGAAAGTGTCATAGCGGCCATGTGAGAAACGCGCAGGTTGTGCGTCTTTACAAGGTCGGCGACACAACGAACAAAACCGACAACGAGGTTTTCGTCGGCACCCAGCTCGCGAAGATGTGGTTGAAGTTCCAACTGAGACATAGAGGTTTCAAACAATCCCTTACCATATTGGTAGATAGAGCCAGTCTTTTCCTCCATACCCTCGGCCTCAAGTTGCATGGTTTCGGACAGCGGAGCCATAGCGTCGGCCATAGGCACGGTACGTCTGATGCCTTGCTTAACCGTCCAAGCAGGGTTCTTTTTAAGGTCGTTACGGTCGATGTCATACTCGTTACCCTCGACGCGGAAGTGATCTTGCCAGAAGAACGCATTTTCCTCGATTTCGATGGTAGAGTCAATCAGTGTTTGGAGGAAGCCTGCGTTAGCCCCATCCATAAAGCCCCTTTGATAAAGTTTTTCGATGGCCTCATCAGGGGTGAAGTGGAATTTAAGTGCATTTGCCATATCTTGTTTCCTTTCTTTAATTACGTGTTAATAATAGCGACGATGATTAAATCCAGAAGATACCTTCGATAAGCGACTTGTTAAGTGCAAGTACGTACTTGGGTAACGGTTGCATCTTAGCAATCCCCGCCTGTTTGTTATAGACGCCCGAAACGCTATAATTAGCATTTTGGAAACCATAACCATCGGTGGGAAGCATATCACGGTCGGCCTCGTTGAATACGTTGGGCTTCGGGCAAAGAACAGGCGCAGAACCAGTGCTTTCGGTGTCTTTGGCCTTGTCAGCCTCAACAAGAATAGTACCTGCATCAATCTTAGCGGTCGAAAGTTTGTTTTCAAGAGTGACCTCGAACTTTTGGTTTGTCTCGTCGTAGGTAACGCCCGTAACCTTTGCGTAAGTACCAGTGTAAGTGGTCTTAGTGACGGTAACAGCGCCTGTCGTGGTGTCTGCCGCCATAGATACAACCTCGGTATCATCGGGGGCAACCATAAGGTATTGACCTACCTCGGGTGCGTCCGAATAACCATCACCATCAATGTAGATAGTGGTAGCGTTGGGTGCAGCATCGGCCTTCAACTTAAACGAGCGGAAAATCAGCATAGGTTGGCCAGGTGTGTACTGCATAAGTTGTGCAGCCCAAAGATGGCCAAATCCCTTGTTGGGGTTAGCGATAGTACCGCCAAGGAGGATATTGTTACGGTTTTCGCCGTTGCTATCCTTTACCCACACCCAACGACCTCCGCGAAGTTTCTTGGCGGTCTCGAAAAAGTATTGGAGATTCGTAACCATAATTTTTTGTTATTTAAAATGTTATTGAACTTTCACTTTCTTTAGCGAAGCAATGAAGTCCTCGTCGCGCTTTTGCGTTTGTTGAGGTGCCAACGGTGCAATGTCGCCAATGGAATCTTTGAATATTTCCTTAAAGCGCGTCACAAGTGCGTCGGCTTGCTCATTGTCTTCCTTATCCAACTTAACATCATAATCCGTCGCAAATTTCTCAAACGACGCATGCAGATTTTGTCGGATGCCTTTCTTGGCCAATTCCATGATGTTCTTGAACTTGGTGGTTTTCTTTTCACTGTCCATGAACTTGTCATAAGCATCCAATTTGTCTTGAACCTCTTTAGGAAGTACAACCTCGTTGGGCTTTTGATTTGGTTTTGGCACTTTCTTTTCCATCTCAGCGATTTGGGATTTGTAGCCGTTTTCTTTCGTCTCAAATTCCTTGGTCTTATCCGTGATAATAAGGCTTGCACCACTAAAAGCGGAATTAAGCGCAAATCTCATGTCGCCAAGTGCCGTTTCATCGTCTGCTGCTGCGTCGGGATAACGCTTTGCGAGATGTTCAGCAAACTTGTCTTTAAAACCATCGGTGAGTGTCGCGTTGGTGTAACTTTTCTCGTTACAATAGTCGTTTACTTTCTGTAAAGCCTCTTCTTTTGTCATAGTTTTCTACTATTTAAAATTTAAATAAACAAAATGTTTGGTGCAAAGATACTATAATTTATAATATTCAAAAAATGTGTATTTATATTTTCTCTTTGAAAATCCTTATTTTTCAAATACTTTTCAAATACGTGGTCAAAAACACATTGAAACAATGTGTACCTTTGCAACAAGAAATTTCTTTTGGTTTAATAGGTTTGCGTATGGCAAAAAAGCGTAATGACATAGTACTGTCTCCGTTAGAGGACGGCAATCAAAGACTTGCAATCCGTTCTAATGCCGACATTGTATGTTTTACTGGCGGTACGGGTGGCGGTAAGTCCGTTGCTTTGTATTACGCGCCAATAGAACACCTTGCTATGAACGATAACGCAAAGATAGTTTGCTTTATGCGTAACGTATCGGACTTTTGGGGCGCAGGTAAGGTGAGTGACACACTAAAGAAAATGTACCCACTTATTGACCGTTCCGTAAAGAAACAACCACATGACCCGATAGGCGAAATTATCCGTAACCAAACGGATATGGGTATGAAACTTTACAACGGTAGCGAGATAAAGTTCCAACAATTAGACAACGAGAACCCTATTGTTATTGATAAGATTGCCAAAGGTTTGCAAGCAAAGAAACTAATCTTTGACGAGTGCAATAAGTTCCTTTGGCGCACAATATCCGCTTTTTTTCCACGTTTGCGTAGTGATTCAAGCGGCAAGGCACAAATATATTTGGCACAAAACCCAGAGCGAGAATGTTTCATGCGTAAGATGTGTGGAAAAGGCGAGCACGGTGGTGGTTGGATTAACGATGACGGTACTGTTGACAAGTCAATGGACGGTGTTGTTATGTTCTTTTGTATGCCGAATGGCGACCTTGACAAATGTGTTTGGGGTAGGACGAAACGCGAGGTGTACGAAAAGTGCAAAGACCATATAGATTCGCTTTTGGCCGTTGACCCCGATATGACATACGAGGATTTCATCCTTTCAATGGCTTTCTTTACATTTGATGTGCGCGATAACAAGAAAATGCTATCCAAGAATAAAGGTTATCGTGGTTTGGCCGCTAATAGTGCTACCGCAGCATCTGCCTATCAAGTCAATTGGAATTATTCGATTAACGACGATGAAGAAAATATTGATGACCTTGTAAACGTGGAACTTTCAAAAATGGACGTTGAAAGAATGTTTAGACCTAAAGACATTCCGCGTGATAGCGAACTTTTGAAACGCCGCATGACAATGGATATGGCCACTACTGGTTTCGATAATCTTACTTTCAAATATTGGGAATTGTGGTCACATTACGGGTGGATTTGCCGCGATATTCGCTACTCGATGGATAATAACAACCGCGAGGCCGTTATGATGGCAATGAATTTCCGCGATAAACACAACCTACAAGAAAGGGAAATGATTATCGACGTGCAAGGTTTCGGTTTCTTAAAAGAATGTTTCCCACGTGCCATATTGTTTAGTGGCGCAGGAACGCCGTCTAATCGCGGAAAGACACAATTTAGGACGCTGAAAGACGAGGCTGGACACGTGGCAATGGAAATGATACAATCGGGCTTGATTCACTACGAGCCGCAATTGGCCAATGCGCGTTACAATCATAAGAATATGAAACGCGAGGGCGGTACGACTTACTTAAAGCACATGGTGTTTGAAAGCCGTATATTCCAATTCAAGAAGCCCAATGGCCGCATAATGATGATGAACAAAGGGGATATGCACTCGTTGCTAAAGGGTATGTCACCCGACCTTTTCGATAACGTCATATTGCTTTGTGGTGGTAGTATCTACGATTGCCATAAAATGCTTAAAGAGGACGCAGGAATAATCCGCAAGCAATTACAAGCAGAGGATATGTTGGCGATGCTTAACGTGACGAATGAAAACTACGTTGACCCACGAATACACCGTAAAAAGATACGTAACGCAAGTGAAATATTAAATGTTTTAAGTACGATATAACGATGATTAGACTACATGACATAAAATGGTTTCTTCAAGACCCTAATCGGCTTGTGAAAATGAAGCCTTTTACACGTGGCGGCAAAATGGTGCCTCATGGTTACGAGGGCGAGCCTATCTTGAATAACACAATCCTTGATACTGGCTTTGCAAACCTTGAACTTACGCCTATTTCGCAAGACCGCTACATTACGGAATACAAGCCAGACTTGCATCACATTTTGTTGAACGAGTCAATCCCTCACATCAAAGTTAAAATCGACGGTACTCCGTTGAACTTTGGCATGATGGATATGACCCAAACGTGCTCGTTCCAAAAGTTGATTCACGCCGCTCATGTCCGTTCTCTTACGTCCAATCCATTGTTGTTTAACCTTGGTAAGAACGATGCCAAGAATGGCGGTATAGACCCGTTTGAAACCATTAAAGACGAATGGGGACAACGCAATCTTGATTGGCATCTCGCCCGTGCTATCAGCATTTGTAAGAAACTTGGTAACTGTGGCCTTTTGTTTAGTTTTGACAAGGAAACGGAAAAGACGGTCGTAACAACGTATAGTTATCGTGACGGCTATCAAATCGTACCTAACTATGACGAATACGGTTTTGAAGTTGCACGTTCTTTGGTGTATCAACTTGACGGCAAGACGATTATTGATACATACGATAACAAAAAACATTACCGTTGCACACCATCCGATGACGGCAAGACGTGGAATATTCAAAGTGAAGTACACGGCTTTTCACGTTGTCCGCTTTTGCACCGACGCGAAACGGTTGCTTGGGAATACGCACAAAGTTCGTGCGAAATGTGGGAACTTATGGCGAACATCAACAATATTGCCTTGAAACGTTTTGGTACATTTGCCCTTGTGTTTACAGGTGAAATGGATGCCGATTCATTCAAGCGCGATAGTTCTACGTTGATTATCAACCTTTCAAGTGATACAACAGGGGGCAAGCAATCTGCCGAGGTATTGAAGATGCCAGAGCCTACAACGATGAATGATTATCTAAAGACTTTGGAGGAAAAGATTTCATTGTTCTCGTCTACATCTTTCATCACGCCAAAGGACATCTCTGCTACCAATAGTGGCGGTAATGGTATTGC